CTATTTAGGGCTACTTGGTGGACAGTTTATGGACATTCCCGCAAGTGGATTGAACCGAATCGCGTCCTGTAAATACTCAGGTGCGAAATGCGCGTATACCATAGTTTGCTGAATAGTCGCGTGCCCTAAGATACGCTGTAAAGTAATGATATTACCTCCATTCATCATAAAATGCGTTGCAAACGTATGCCGCAAAACATGTAGAGCCTGTCCTCTCGGTAGGTCTGGCTTTATCTCCTTGAGAATATTCCGCGCTCTCATGTAGTTGGGGTAAAACAGTCGGCCTGTAGCCTTTGTTTTTATCTCTGACTCCAGATCGTTATTGATGGGGACTGCTCGACGCTTGCCGTTTTTAGTCTTCATAAAAATGACTCGCCCACCAATTACATGCTCACCTTTAAGGCTAGCGACTTCGTCCCAGCGCCCGCCGGTAGCAAGGCACAATAACGCAGCTTTTAAATCATCCCCATCCAGTCGAGAAATCAACAGCGCCACCTCATCAGCAGATAAAAACGACATATCTGTTTCGGCTTCCTTAAAGGGCTTCACCTCATGAAACGGATTTGTATTCTGGTATTCTTCGGCGTTTATCAACTTGGTGAACATCCCGCTCATGATTGCACATTGTCGGTTTACGCTTGACGGTTTTAGTCCGCGATCCAACATAACGACACGATAATTCATGATGGCCTTGCGGGTGAGCTGGTCAGCTCGCGTAACGTCCATCTCTGATAAGTTGCCAATAATATTGGTCAATCGTTCCCGCTCTTTCTCACCGCGCCGGTGGTTTTTACCATGATATGCCCACCAAAGATTTAGCAACTCTGTGAGCTTTCGGCGGTCAGCGGGTTTATCCAGCCATTCTTTGTTGTGATAGTTAACTAATATGTGACGCTCAAAAATCTGCGCTTCACCCTTGGTATTAAATCTACGCCGAATTCTTTTTCCCTCAGAACCCTGCGGCCTAACGTCCACTTCATAACGACCATCATCGAGCTTCTTAATTGACATTGCGAAGCCCTCTAATGATTAGAGAATTATTTAAAACATTCTGTTTACAAATATAACAACTTGTTACTTGGCATAAGCTGCATAGATAAGCAGCGTAAATTGTTAACCAATCTTTTTCTCGGAGTGCTGCGAGATTGTTTCGTCTTGCCCACAGTGTGCGAGCGCCGGAGCGATTTGTCCGGTTTCAGGGTTCGTTTCATCGAACATAAACCAGTCTCTATATTTTCTGAAACGCTTAGGGTTTAGTAGTTTGATTAATGCATCTGCGCCCGGCTTACTTTTTCCCTGCTCGTAATGAATCAGTGTACCTGACGGAATTCCCACTAAATCAGATAGTTGCTTTTGAGTAAGCATCTCCGACTTTCTCATTACTTTAATTTTTTCACCTATAGACATTGACATGATAAGAAGATCTCCTTAGTTTATGTGCATATCAGTACACTCCAGCATAGGCTAACTAGAGCTAAGTGGCGCCAGTTAGAAGCGCACCAGAAAGGAGAATATCAAATGCAAGAAGTGACTAATACAACCGAGACGGCTCTCAACGCAGAAGGCGCAATTGAAACCGCTGGGGATGAGGCTAAAGCAGAGAAAAAACGGGCTGAAGTGAAGCTGTCGAGTAAGCCATCAAAGCTACTGTCAAAGGAAGGATTCGCTTTGTACGTGGGAAAGACCCCTGTAGCCGTCACATCAATGGCAAAGGCTGGAAAGCTCCCCGCTTTTTACATGGCCGATCCACTTAATCCCGGTGGTAATGCTGAATTGTGGATTAATCGCGAAGAGTGGGACAAATACGCCGATCAGCTTGTCGAGGCGGCACCAGAAGAATGGCATAGCTGGAAAGACCGCATTAGCGCATCTAAACCACGCCGCATGGTCGCCCGCGTCGATACAAAATCAAGAACGTCAATAAACCACTAACCGGAGATTCAGCCATGACAGATAAAAAAGAAATGTCAGTAAACGAAAGCCTTGCAAAAGTGAATATGATTCTGCGCTCTGCTGGAGTTATCCCGCTTCCATTCGAGCATAATGCAGCCTTGTCCATTCTGGCCGATGTGGCTTGTCAGCAACAGGAAGAAATTGACGCCTTGCGCGAACGTGTACAAAGCCAACTATCACGCGATGCCTCAGTACCTACCGCGTTTACTAGTAAGGAGCTACTACTCGCGCTTAATGAACTTGGGCACCTGACAATTTCCGAAGAAACTATCGAGCGTGCGCGAGAACTATTTTCCAATATCGAAAATCAGGCGAAAGCCTTAATTAATGAAAATGAAATTCTGCGTAATAGTGCCATGCAATCAACAGTCACTATTACTATGCCGAATGATACTAATGAATTTAAAACCGTTGATAAGGGTATTTATTCTTTTGGCGATGAGAATCTGGTAGCTAATAAAGACTTTATCAAAAGTGGAGTGCGTAAGTTTTTTAAGCGCAAATATTATGTCAATGGTGCTCATGCTGGCGCTATATATTATGGCATCTCAAGCTGGGGAATGAGTGGCCACAAAAATGAAGCCACTTTAAAAAAACTACTTAGCGATGCTATTAGTTCTTTTTGATATCCGCGAAAAAGGTTTTGAAGTCGCTGCTCAGAATATTTAAATCAGCAACTGCTTTAAGTGTTTTATTTTGTGTTGGTTCGCTGGCTCCACTAAATGAGTTCATTATTGAACAGAAGTTTTTGTGTGCGTCACCTTCAAGTGAAGCGCCAATAGCGCTAACCATTACTTCTAAAGCAAAAATGCGATCTTCTGCTGAGTGTTTTAGTCGTGACGATTTGGCCTCAGAAAGAAACTCATTAATAGAGCCTTCATTGTTATTAACAAACTTATCAATGTTTGGATGTGACATTAAATTCTCCTTTTGTGGATTGGTTGTTTTTTGCGATTCGATCCTACCACAAAAAGACCATGTGCCGAGCATGGCTAAAACTCGGCATCTATTTGCAACTGTCTACCATGTGGACTGTTACCAATAGGTCTAAAACAGGAGGGGGATCATGCAGCAACCAATCTCAATTGCGCCGTTGCTCTGGAATCATCAGACCGCTCGCGCACTGGATACACGCATCACTCACGGCAAAGGCCGCAAGGGGATCATTATCCGGGGTAGAAGTTTAGGCAAAACCAAAAGCATTAACCGCTTTATTCCATGGGGGCAAAGATGACCGTTGTGACGTTAGAATCAACCAAAAAACTCCCTGCTGGTTTGCGTTCCATTATTAGCCAGCATCTCGCCGTTCCACGCTGGAGCGAAACCTGTGATTTTTACAATCGCATGAGCGAGCGTGAACGCTTAACGGTCTGCTTTCATGCGCGATTAAAACAGCGACATGCTATGGCTAAACTCGAAGAAATGAACGACGCCGACCGCGAGCGCGTGGTGTGTGCTATAGCGGAATTAAGCCGCGCATTTGCTGAGTATCGTAAACATGGCATTAGTAAATCGGGCTTTATTCGTCGTCTGACTATCAGCGAGCGAAGAACTCTTTTTCGTCACGCGGGGCTAACTGATACTGAATTCAGCCAACCATATTGGCATATGGATGATGAGACATGCTTATGGCGTGAAAAGTTATTCCGTGCTTTACGTGAATTATTTAGCTTATTTAGATATGCCCCAACAGTATTAACAGCGGTAAGACCCGAGCAATATCTCCACTAATTAAATAACGAAATTATTTAATAGGCGTTTTATTACGTCGGGCTTTCTATTATCTGAGGTTAATTATGCATATGTATAAAACAGTCGGCCAAGAGATGCACCGAAAAGCCGAAGCGGAAGTGCAAGAACTTCTATTAAATAATGCTCGTAATGAGGGCAAGGCTGCCGCCGCTGTAATGTTCTCCGCTAGACTCGATGAGATTCTCGTACACGTTCAAAAAGAAGGGCTATCGAAAGCCGAGCTTGTCGAACTTATGACGCAGGAGTCTATCAGGCTGCATAACGAAGGTTTAAGCCATCGAGGATTTTACTAATGGCTAAAACATTTAATTGGGTATTTATTAATAATTGGTTTGCCGTCGCCAAGTGTGACGACAGTTCTTTTATTCTTGCTGATATCAGAATGGATAAAGAGACTAAGGTAAATAATTACCCTGTCCGCGCTGTGTATTCAAATAAATTAACTTTAATCGCAGATATTACAAATCTGTGTGTTAAGCGTGGCATTTACTTAAAAACAATCACAACACCATCCGAACTTATGCGCGAAAGCCATCATTTTAATGAGCTAAGCCAACAAGCGCTATTTCAGCTCGATAATTAATATCTAATGAGGTTAATCATGATTCATATTTCTATTGGCAAGGAGTTTGTTATTACCTCTGACTCTCTGCAATTCATTCTCAATCAAAAAAAGATAGCGCAAAAAGGCTCTAAAGCAGGTGAGGAATGGCTTGACCCTATCGGCTATTTTCCAAGCCTAAACCAGCTTGTCACCGAGCTGGTTAATCGCCACGCTCGCAACTCAACCGTTACCAGCATTGCGGGGCTAGCGGCTGAGATTGGCAGTATCGGAAAGCTTTGTCAGGAAGCGTTTTCCAAACATCACCCAAAGGCTCAATAAATTGAGTTCGATCATCAATAGGGGGCGAGTTGCCCCCACGCCACCGCCAGCATTTAACGCTGAACCTAAAGCGCCCTCTGTGGGCGCGTATAGCTGGAATGCGCCACGCGAAGCCATCGGAAAAGAGAGACCTCTTACCCGTGAAGAATTCCTTCAGGGGCAAGACGCCTTACGCAAAATTGACACGTTGCCAAACTTTGTTGGGGGCTACTTCTCAAATCGACATGCCTACCTGCTGAAAAATCAAGGTTTGCTCACCGCTCATCGATTCTTGCTGAATGTTTTCATGCCGCGCATCTGGCCGCGCATCACAAAGGTTAACGCCAAATATGAAATGAAGTTAACCGGTCACGCCTATGAGCTCTTTATCGGCGAAACTGAATGCTATTCCCGTTTGCCGGGTATGCATGACAAAGAGCTTAAACAAATGGCTGGCCGCATTTCATCGCTAATATTCGCCGCTTATGACAAAGCCTGTCAGAAACACGTCAGCGATCATGATGGTGATAACTCCAACCTTCTGAGTGATGAGGTTCAGGGCGCTATATTTGGTCTAGTTGCTGGCGCAGCTCGCTCGCTGAATATCACCCCAAAATACTGGATGCGTTACCTCAAAGGTAAGTTAGGCGTTGAAAGCGCGCTAAGAAGCATCATGCGATTAGTTAATGATGAATGGTGGATAAGAAAGCTTAAAGCGTTGCGTATGCAATGGCGTGAGGCGTTATTGATTGCGGCTGGTGAAGTGAATTTTCAGCGCTCAGAGTATGCGAGCAAGCTAGCAATTCGAGATGTTCAATCACGCCGCCTAGCTAACTTGGAGTATCTGAAATCCCAAGAGCTCGAGAACGTCGAAACCGGTGAGCGGTTCGACCTTATCGATAAAGTCATGGCGAGTATTTCTAATCCAAAAATCCGCCGCATGGAGCTCATGAGCACTATCGCGGGGATCGAAAAATATGCAGCTAGCCAACACCATTGCGGCTTATTCATTACGATTACCACCCCTTCTAAATATCACCCAACTCGCAAGGTCGGTAAAAAAGGTAGTCAGCGCGTCCACCTTAATCATAAGTGGGATGATGAAACATATTCACCAAAAGACGGCCAGCGCTATCTTTGCCGCATTTGGGGCAATATGCGCACCGCATTTAAAGACCGAGATTTAAAAGTGTATGGGATGCGCGTTGTAGAGCCACATCACGACGGCACCCCGCACTGGCATATGCTTTTATTTTGCCACCCAAAGCAACGCAGTGATGTTATTGCTGTTATGCGTAAATATGCGTTGAAAGAAGACGGTGACGAACGCGGAGCCGAGAAAAATCGTTTTCAATGCAAGCACATGTACAAAGGCTGTGCTGCTGGGTACATCGCAAAATATATCGCCAAAAATATCGATGGTTATGCCCTTGACGGTGAGCTCGACTTTGAAACGGGCAAGCCGTTATCTGATGCCGCCGCCGCCGTTACTGCGTGGGCGTCGATTTGGCGTATCCCGCAATTTCATCCCGTTGGTGTCCCAACCATGGGAGCCTATCGCGAATGCCGTAGCGGAACGCTGCGCAGCATTAGCCTAGCCGAGAGCTTTGACGAACGTGTCGAGGCTGTGCGAGCTGCCGCCGATGGTGGTGATTTTGCCGCTTATATCGCTGCACAGGGCGGTGCCAATGTTCCCCGCGATTTACAAACTGTGCGTGTCGCGCGTGAGGTTGCCGAAGAGCTCAACGAGTACGACGAAGAAGTTCAGAAAGTTGTCGGCATCTTTGCCCCTCACCTTGGGGCGCGGCATATCCACAAAACTCGTGAGACTCAATGGCGCATCGTTAGCAAGGCCGTTGACGTTGACCTTGATCCTTTGACTTTAAAAAGCGCCTCTGGCGCGCCTCGGAGTCCTGTCAATAACTGTGGGGAAGGTCAGCACAGTGTTGACATAAAACCGGAGGTTACGCCGTCTGAGTACGCCGCCGCTGTAATGAAACTCGTTGAAAGCGGAGATGTGAGCTGGACGGATTGGGACGTCGCCAAGACCCTGAGAGACGCAGCAAGGGAGCAGTCACCAAGAATAAACCTACAGCAGCGAAGCGCTAACCAAAATAAACCGCACGACTTAGCGCCATCGGCACGACTTACCCGTAGTGAGCTGGATAGAACGTGGCAAATAAACCGCGATTTAGCCAAAGAAGGTATTACCGCACAGCGCTGGGAGCTTGATGCGCTGGCGCGGGGTGCAACCGTGAGCTTTGACGACAAAGTATTTTCATATCCGGCGCTCGATGAATGGCCGGGCTTTAGTGATATCTGAGGAGAGTTTAAGTGACAGATTTAAAAACATGGTCGCCAGCGCAGGTGCTGGAACACGCAGAATATAAACTGAGCTTGCTTCCACACAAAGACTCGCTTAGTTGTGATTTTTATCGAGGCGTCATTGCGTCAATCAAAGAACTCCAGATGACACAGTCAGCCACCGAACAATCAGCAGTACCGACGATGATGGGGTGGGGTAAATTAGCTGAGCGCGGTCTGGTGTTCAGAATTAATTATGAAATTTTGCATCCGCTGGGGCTTGCGATGGCATATGACGCAAACACTGGATTATCTAGCGGGGCACATGTTGCACCCGATGGCGTCTGGAATTTTTCGGACGAAGTTTTGAGTTATGCAGCTAATCGCGGGTGGCTTAAATGAGAGATTATGTGATTTCTACCGATAACTATTGGTATGGCTACGACCTTGCAGCATCTGGGGGTGATAAAACTGTCGGTGCAATTTTTCGTAAAGATAAAAAAAGCGGAAAAGTTACCGTTTTGTCTCAGCTCGATGAGCATGGCGTCGCGCTGGTAGATTCATTGGTAACAGAGTTACGTGCAAGCCAATGCCAATCGGTCGTAATTCCGAGCATATGAAGGAATGGGGAAAAAATCAGAATGCACCAGCTTAGACCAGACCAATACCCCGTAGAGCTAAGACGTCAAAACGTTCTCAAAGCAGTCGATAAGCTACAGCAAATAATGGTCAGCATGGATTTATCCCCCGACCAGCTTGTCGTTTGTGCTGAGATAGTACGAGACAATCACCGGCGGGTTGACTCCATTCTAACTAAGCTCGACCACGCGCCACCGCCAAAACATCCATAAAAAATGCCCGCATTCGCGGGCTTTTTATTGGGTGTAGCAAAATAAATTAATCGCTAAATCATGAGGATGAAAATCCGCTCACGCTGTTGCCTTGACTGCTCTCATGTTTGATATAAATATACTGTTTTTATATACAGTATATTTTTTGATTCAGGGGAATGTATGCCACGCATTGAAGATAGAATTTTATCTATTTTTAGCTCAGTCATTTCGCGCAGGTCGGATGGTAAGCAGGTTGTCACCACACGCTCAATTATCAACGCGGCCACAAATCTCGGTATCGATGATATATCACCGGCGCAAGTAAATAGCATTATTCGGCACAATAAAGTTGGGTGGGCGATTATGGAAGAAGATCGCAACGGGCTGCACACCTATTACCTGTTTAATCCCAATGCACGATGATTGCATGCGTGTGCATTAGAGTGCATGCAACGTTAAATATTATTTTTGCCCCCTAGCGCCAGCGCTGGCGCGGTTCGGGTGGGCTCATGCAAGTGCATTAAAAGCGACTCACGAAGCGGGCAGGCGTGGCGGGGATAGCATTGCGCGCTGAGGGTGTTTTTATTTAATATTCTGCCGCCTGAGCGGGGCGTGGTGGCTTTGTTGGTCTGCGCTCGATTCATCTTGCCTCTGTTGGTTGGCACGCTGTGGTGGCGCGTATGGGGCGATATATGACGAGCGTAAAAAAGCCGCCTGTGTTGGCGGCTTATATTTGTATCTACTCGATTAAAATTCATAGTCCTCGAACTGGATGACCTTCTCGCCTAACCGGTCGTTAACCTCTTTCATTCGCTCCTGTAATGGCACCAACTCATTACGAACAAATACGCGAGCGGCTTTTTCAACATCACCAAAGCCGCCGGTGTTACTCGGGATAATCCCCATCATTTGCGGCGGTACGCGATGAGCACTCAATAAATCCTCGGTGCTGGCTTTCTTGATGTTAAAGAAATCGTCTTTCGTGGCGACCTCGCTCAGGGGGACTATTTTGATACCATCCGCTTTACCCCCCGGGGCATTGCAAAACAGGTTTTTAAAATTGCCCATCCCTTTCGATTTGGTCATCTGCTCGCGTAGTTTTGCGACATCGCTTTTATTCATAAGCGGATCGGTTACGTACATGATGTAGCCAGCATGTGCGCCGTTTTGGTAATACTTGCGGCGGTATAGTGTGGCCGCCTCGTTAAGCCATGCCGAGTTGAGCGCGCTCAGGTATTCCGGTAGCCCGTACATCTCCTGATTGATATCAGGCTCCAGTAAATGAATAACACTATTTTTCGCAAATTCGTGAGGTTCAACAAACGACTCAACAAACCAGTAGACACCATCCTCAACGCCTCGGCGGGTGTACTTAGCCGGTGAGGTCTCCAGCCTTAACAAATTGCCGCTCATGCTCATGCGTTTCTCTAAAAACGCATTGCCAAAAACAATATAATCGAGCGCTAGGCGGCTAAACTCCTGCTGAGATAGCAAGGGGTGCGGGATAAAGGTGCTGGCTAAAATATTGCGTTTAACGAACATCGGTGAGCTGTGATGAACGGCGGCGCGCATACTTTTGGCTAACCCGCTAAAACTCACCGGTGGCTCGAGCCATTTGCCGTTATTGATACATTCCACATAGTTGAGAATATCGCGGCGATCGAGAACGGCTGAGGGTTCCCCAAAGGTAAACATTTCAAAGCCTGCGCGGTCGGTATTATTTGCCGTTACGTCAGGCGTTTTTTTACTGCGCCCGCCTTTATTCCTGCTCATACACTCACCTCGTTAGCATTCACCGCCTGAGACCAATCACACTCAAACAAATATTTAAACTCCGCTGGAGAAAACCAGCACATTATTTGCTCGATATCCGTCAGGTTATGACCTTGCTCGATGGCCTGAGCAAGCGTGACGGACTGACGCCATACACCGTCAGAACAAAAGGCGCTATCTCCCAAATAAAGCGCCGGTTTTGCGGTTCGTACTCGCCCGAAGTCACCGCGCATCAAGCGATAGGCTTCATGGGAGAATGATGGCGAGGTATAGGCCGTTTTACGGTGCTTGGTGTGCATCGCTATGCTGTTGGCTATCTTTAATGCTTGGCGTGGTTTTTTAAACCATCCAAATTCATCGAGATAAACGTTACCGGCGTAGTTCACAAATACGCTTTCCTCGCCGAGAAAGGTGATAGTAGCCCCATTGCTTAACTGTAAATTGGTCTTTTCTCCGGTGATGCCAATGCCAAGCCGTGCCGCGATATGGCGAATATATTGGCGCGAGCAAAGCGCGTTTCCGCGCGTGGGTGCGTAATAGATTTGATTACGGCCAGTCGTCAGCGCATCCAGTAACCCCTCATACGCAAACGTCTGAGTTGCCCCGACTTGGCGGGCTTTGGTGACCGTGCGATCCACGTTGAGCTGACCAACACGCAGCCATGTTTTTTGGTAGTCAAAACTCTCTGACTCCAGCAGCTCGGCGAGCCCTTCAATTTGCCCCGCTGTAAATGTGTAGGTTTTCATTTAAAACCACTCCAACGTTGTTGTGAATTGTTCGCCATAGGCGGCGGTTAGCGGCTCGTTTAATAAGGCGTGCATAGTCGCCCATGCCACATCGGCGTGACTGGCTTCCTCACTACGACTGGCCGTATAGGTTGAGCGTGCGCCGCTACTGGTCATGGTTTTGCGAATTGCCATAAACGAGGCTGTGATATCGGTGTAGCTGGCGTCATATTCCAGACAGCCGCGATGGATGGTGTTTTTTGCTTTCAACACCATGGCGGTTTTAATCTCTGGCGTGTATTTGATTTCGCGGGCTTGTGGGAAGAATTGGCGCACGAGCTGGTAAACACCCTGACCCACGGTGGTGGCGTCAATGCCGATATATTCAACGTTATATTTTTCTGTGAGCGCTTTGATATTGGCCGCTTGAACTTCAAAATCCATGCCTTGCCACTGATGCCGCTCCAGAATGCGAAACTTCCCACCGGCGACTATTGGCGGGGCAATAACAGCACACCCGGCACTATCGCCGCCATTTGCCTCTGAGGGGTCGTAACCTATCCAAACAGGGCGATCGCCGAAGGGATGCAGTGCATACGGATTAAAATCAGTCCATTCGACAAGGCTGTCGACCATGCAGCTCTGTAATTCCTCAAAGGGAAAAACAGACGCTTTATCATCGACAAACTCACACATAAGCAGGTTTTGATATTCTGCTGGTGCGTATTCCAGTGATAACTGGTCAAGGTCAAACAGATTACAGCCACCGGCGAGCGCATCCTCAACCGTGACAATTTGCCGCCACTGCCCATCGGCACAAAGCGCGCCATTCGCTAAATGGCTGTGGCTCAGGTCGAGCTGTATGCGCTGGTCTTTGTTGCGGCGGCCTTTGTTAAAGAGTTCGCCAGACCAGAACGGGTAAGCGCTGTGTGCGAGGCTGGATGGTGTAGAAAAGTAGGTTGTGCGCCATTTTTTGTGGAGCGACATGCCTGACGCCACTTTTCGCAGCTCTTGGAATTTAGGTATCCAGAAATACTCATCAAGATAGAGATTGCCGGTGTAGCTCTGCGCCGTGCGGATATTTGTCCCTAAGAAAAATAAGCGCGCCCCATTGGGTAACACCATCGGGTCGCCTTTGAGATCCACATCGACCAAGCGGGCAAAATCAATAATGTAATTACGGAAAACGTGCGCCTGAGCTTTGCTCGCAGAGATAAAAATCTGGTTGCGCCCCGTTTGCAGTGCATCGAGTAACGCCTCGCGAGCAAAGAAGAACGTTGCGCCAATTTGGCGAGATTTAAGAATGTTACGGATCCGATGCTGGAGCCCGGCGTTATACCAATGCATTTGGTATTCGAACGTCGTTTCCATAAACAGCTCGCGCAGCTTCTCCTCGGCGTCTTCACTAAAAACATTTTTCTCGGCTGGCTTGCGTTCGCCTTTGTTGCGGTTGCGTACATTCGGGTTTAAATCAGCCTCATTACCGCTATTCATATAACGATTAACGCGCGCCAGCCGCTCTATCTGACGGCCTAACAGGTCAATCTCTTTGTAGTCGCAAGCCTCCTTTTTCGATTTCATCACTAATTGAATTAACCGCGCCTCGATGCTGGTTTCTACGCGAGATATCGGCGCGATGGCGTCCCACTGCTCGCGTGTTTTCCAACTCTGCACGGTCGGTTTTTTCAGGCTCAGCGTTTCCGCAATTTGCCCCACAGAGAACCCTTGCCAGTAAAGCAATGCAGCCTGACGGCGTGGGTCGCTGATGATGGTGGTATCGAGGTGTGTATTCATGAGGCAAAGGCTACTTAAGCCCCGAGGGGCGCGCCTTATGTGCCTGTTGTGCTAGGGATTGTCAGACGGTGATTAATAGCGCCGTTGTGGCTGGGTGGGGACACTAAGCCCGAACCTAACCCACCCACTCAGGACTCCTGACAATGGCAAAAAAAGTAATTTCGAAGTGGTTTCGCATCGGCGTCGAGGGCGACACCTGTGATGGTCGCAAGATTAATGCTGATGATATTCAGCAAATGGCCGACACCTTTGACCCTCGTGTCTATGGCTGCCGTATTAACTTGGAACATATCAAGGGGCTTTATCCCGATGGGGATTTTAAGCGACTCGGTGACGTCGTCGAGTTAAAGGCTGAGAAGATTGAAGATGATTCAATTTTGAATGGCAAATTAGCGCTATTCGCAAAAATGGCACCGCTCGATGACTTGATCGCAATGGTTAAGGCCGGGCAGAAAATTTATACCTCCATGGAGATTTATCAAAACTTTGCGGAGACCGGAAAATCTTATTTAGGTGGCCTCGCAGTCACTGATGACCCCGCCAGTCTTGGCACCGAAATGCTGGAGTTTAGCGCGAGAGCCAAGGTTAACCCGCTTGCCGGTAAGAAAGACCATCCAGACGATCTGTTTTCTGTTGCGACGCTGGTCGAACTGGAGTTCGACGAGCAGCACGAAGGCGCGTTCTCTCTGTTAAGTGAAAAAGTCAAAAGCATGTTTAGCCGTAAACAGGCTAGCGATGACGCTCGATTTAAAGAAGTCCATGACGTGATGGGCGAAGTGGTTGAGCAGGTGCAAGCCTTTGGTGAAAGCACCGAAACCCGTCTGAGCACCGTCGAGCAGGATTTCGACGCCTTTAAAGCCGAAATCAAGCAGCAACTTACCGCCGGTGATGAGCAACTCGCCACACTGAAAAAGACCATCGATAGCACTGAGAATCATAGTCAGCCACGCCGCCAGCGCTCAACCGGTGGGAATGGGCAAGAGCTCAACCTGACGGACTGCTAACGCGCCATTTTTGAATGGTCAAAGCCTCTATTTTTCTATTAGGAAACCGTAATGCGTAATGAAACCCGCTTTAAATTTAATGAATATCTGTCTCGTCTGGCTGAGCTGAATAAAATTGCACTCAGTACGATTAGCACGAAATTTAGCGTTGAGCCGTCCGTGACCCAAACCCTTTACCAAAAAGTGCAAGAGTCATCCTCGTTCTTAAAGCTCATCAACATGGTGCCCGTTGCTGAGTTGACCGAGCAAAAGGTGGGTGTAGGTGTAAATGGCAGCATTGCCAGTACCTCAGACACGGATAATAACGTTAAGCGTAAGACCGCCGATTTTACGGGGTTGGAGTCTTATAAATATTTCTGCGCGCAGATTAACTTTGACTATCACCTGAAGTACAACAAGCTCGATTTGTGGGCGCGCTTTGAAGCATTCCAGACCCTTATCCGTGATGCGATTGTGCTACGTACTGCGCTCGACTACATCACGATCGGTTTTAACGGCGTTAAGCGTTCGCCAACGTCTGACCGCTCGCAATATCCGTTGCTGCAAGACGTTGCTGTCGGTTGGTTGCAGAAATACCGCAGCGAAGCCCCTGAGCGTGTGATGAGCGAAGTGACCGACGCCGAGGGCAATGTGACCTCTGCGACAATCAAAGTCGGTAAAGGCGGGCATTATGCCAACCTTGACGCGCTGGTGATGGACGCGCACGAATCTCTAATTGATGAGCTGTACCGCGAAGACCCTGAGCTGGTTGTTATTTGTGGCCGCAAAATCATGACGGATAAATACTTCCCGATGGTGAATAAATTCCAGCCAAACAGCGAGCAATTAGCCGCCGAGCTGATTATTAGCCAGAAGACAATCGGCAACTTACAAGCTGTGCGTGCGCCGTTCTTCCCGGCTAATGCGATCTTTATTACCACGCTGTCGAATCTGTCGATTTACTACAAAGACGACTCACACCGTCGTTTCATTAAAGACAATCCTGAGCTTGACCAGATTGATAACTTTGAATCTATCAAAGCTGACTTTGTCATCGAACAGTATGCCGCCGGTTGTCTGGTAGAAAACATCGAAGTACTGGAAACGGTCGAGGATGAAACGCAAACCCCTGCACAGGTTGCCAGCGACTTTGCGAAAGCGTTAACCGACGCCGTGAAGGAAATTGCAGCGGGTGCGCCAGCAAGCAAATCGGCTCCGGCTCAGGACGTAGATGAACACTCCGACGCCGTGAAGGAAATTGCAGCGGATGCACCAGCAAGCAAATCGGCTCCGGCTCAGGACGCGGATAAAAACACCGACGGCAAAGGAGCATAAGTTATGGCTAGCCCTGCACAGCGCCATCTGATGCGGGTCTCAGCAGCGGTAGCCGCGCATCGGGATGATCTCCCGATGCGTCATGCTAACGCCTACGAGCGCCAACTCCACAAGATGAGCTCTGACCGTGCCAAGTTAAAACAGATCCATTCTGTTGAGAGTAAAGCCATGCATAAGCTCGCCATGCTGCCAGAGTATGCGCCATGGGTAGCGGGTGTATTAGAGGCTCAAAGCGGTAAGCAAGATGATGTTTTAATGACCGTTATGCAGTGGCGTCTCGATGTTGGGGACATTGCCGGAGCATTGGCTATTGCTCGCTATGCCATCCCTCATAAATTAACCGTGCCAAACAATGCGCGCCCGGTGGGGTATTTGTTCGCCGAAGACGTTGCTTTGTGCGCTATGCGCGCCAACCAATTTGGTGAGCCCGTCAGCATTGAGTTTTTGCTCGAAACCCTCGAGTTAACCGCCGCCGAAGATATGCCTGACCAAGTACGCGCCAAACTGCATAAAGTGATCGGCTATACGCTACGTGATAACGAGCAGCTAGAGCCCGCCCTTAATCACCTATTACGGGCAATGCAGCTTGATAAAAACGCCCACGTTAAAAAAGACATTGAACGACTGGAGAGCGCCCTCAAGCCGAAGCCGCCAAAAGCACCGGCTAAAGCTAAAGCCACCACGGAGAAGCGCAAAGCGCCCGCAAAGTCAGCGCCTCGTCCTCGTGGTAGACCAAGAAAACAAGGCTAAGCCCTCCCGTTGTTAACAGAACGCGCCCCGCGCCGGGCGGCACAAAGACAAAAACAGGTTTTTACCTCGCTTTGCGTCTGCGTCCACCGCCCACCTATTTGAGGTTGTTATGGAAATAGTTATTTCCCCCGATGGGGGCGAAACAGGTGGAATTATTATCCCGCCGCCAGAAATTGCCCCACCGATTATCGGTAATACGCCGTTTTTCCCTGATGTTGATCCGAATGCTGTCAGTGAGCGTATTAGTCTCGGTTATGAAGTAACGCCGGTGCGTTTAAACGCCGCGATTAAGAGCGCGATGGCCGAGGTTAATGCCGAGCTTAGTGAGTATAAGGCCGAGCAAATGGCCGCCGGTTTTGACCGTCTGGCTGATGTTCCCGCCGAGTGTATCGATGGTGAAAGTATTAAGTGTTTTTATTATCTGAGTGCCGTTTGTGCGATGACTACTGCCGCTATTTTTGAGAAATATCGTCGCTATGACTCCAGCGGGAAAGGTGAAACCAAGGCCGACCGGCTAGAAACGTCAATTGATGACCAGTGGCGCGACATGGGCTGGTTTCTTTCTCGACTCAAAGGGCAATCGCGTTGCCTTATCGAGCAAATCTAATGCGCGTTATCGCCTCACAGGGGGACACCCTCGACGCCCTGTGTTATCGCCGTTACGGGCGCACCGAGGGCGTGGTCGAGGCGGTGCTCGCAGTCAATCCGGGACTGGCTGAGCTGGGCGCGGTGTTACCGCATGGCACCGCTGTCGAGTTGCCGGTCGTTGAGTCCTCGACCGTGTCGGAGACTGTCAATTTATGGGATTAATTCATGAACGAAACCGATAAAAGCATGGTGACGCTATTCCTCATCGGCATGCTGATTGTGGTCGGCAAAGTGCTCGCCGGTGGTGAACCTATCACGCCCCGGCTGTTTATTGGCCGCATGTTGCTCGGCGGCTTTGTCTCGATGGTGGCGGGTGTGGCGTTGGTGCAATTCCCTGATTTATCGGGTACTGCCATAAACGGCATTGGTACGGCGCTAGGGATTGCCGGTTATCAGGTGGTGGAAATCTTTATCCAGCGCCGGATTAAAAAAACAAACAAAACCGACAAAGGGGATAAATAATGGCCGTGATTAAAGTCCATCCAAACGTCGCCGCGTTTCTCGATATGCTGGCGTTTTCTGAGGGAACGGCGACCCATCCACTCACCCGAAATCAGGGCTATGACGTAGTGGTCACCGGTATCGATGGCAAGCCGGAAATTTTCACAGACTACAGCGATCACCCGTTTGCGCACGGTCGTCCCGCGAAAACCTTCAACCGACGCGGTGAGCGCTCGACCGCCTCGGGGCGTTATCAGCAGCTTTATCGCTACTGGCCGCACTATAAAGCATTGCTTTCACTGCCTGACTTTAGCCCGTCATCACAAGACCGCCTCGCGGTGCAATTGCTGACCGAGCAGCGAAGCCTTGCAGATATCGAGCGCGGTGATATCGAGCTCGCGATCGACAAGTGCCGCAATATTTGGGCGTCATTGCCGGGTGCCGGTTACGGCCAGCGAGAGCACCGACTCGACAAACTGGTCGAGGTCTATCGCACGGCTGGGGGAACACTTGCCCAATGAAAACGCTGATTATCTTGCTGATAGTGGCCGTGGTCGGCCTGTGGTGGTTAAAGCGCGAAAACCGCGAGCTAGGGCAAGCGCTCAGCGACGCCACCCAAACCATCACCACGCAAAAAAATAACCTCGCCACGCTACAAAATCAGCTCAACGTGGTGCGCGATAACGCCGACCGCAGCGAACGCGCTCAGGTGGCATTGCGTCAGCAACTTAGCCACGCGCAGCAGCTCGCCACCGGCAAAGACCAGAAAATAACGAGGCTACTCAATGAAAATAAAGCACTGCGCGATTGGTATCAATCTGCTTTGCCTGATGATATTGCAAGGCTGCACACCCGTCCCGCCTTTGACACCCCCGACGCTTATTTACGTTGGCTGTCCGAAGGTGACGAGCTGCCCGATACCGGCAAGCCTGCCGAAAACTAATGGTGATCTGAGTGAGGATAACCGTCAATTAGAGCGCGCACTGGTGAGCTGTGCGCTACAAGTGGAAACTGTGAAACAGTGCCAGGAGTCACACGATGTTAAAGCCCAAAAGCCTACGCGAAGCGCTTGAGAAAGCCGCGCCGGTGCTGCGTAAAAATCCCGATATGCTGCGCCTGTTTGTAGATAACGGGACGATTGCGACCACACTGGCCGCGACGCTATCGCATGAAAATCTGTACACGCTCAATGTGATTGTGACCGATTATTCTGGCGATTTGGATTTGCTCATCGTGCCGATTAACGCATGGCTCCGCGAAAACCAGCCGGATATCATGACCACCGACGAGGGCAAGCGGCACGGCTTCACTTACTTTGCTGACCTGAATAATCACGACAGTATCGATGTGAGTTTTAGTCTACGCCTCACCGAGCGCGTTATCGTCAAACAGGTTGATAGGGCGCTTCACGTGAAACACCTTGTCGAGCCACCTATCCCGCAGCCGGTTGAGCGCCCCATGGAGCTCTATATCAATGGCGAGCTAGTGAGTCAGTGGGATGAGTGAGCTCAAACAGTTTGAGGACAGGCTCGCGGGGTTGATTGGCAACCTGACACCGGTGCAGCGCCGTAAAATTGCGGTCGAAGTGGCTAAGCGCTTGCGCACCAGTCAGCAACAGCACATTAAGCAACAGAAAGCGCCCGACGGCACGCCCTACGCCAGCCGAAAACCGCAACCGGCCAGCGGCAAACGAGGCCGAGTAAAGCGTCAGATGTTCGCCAAGCTGCGCACCAATCGCTTTATGAAAGCACAAGGCTCAAGCGATGCCGCCGTGGTCGAGTTTGTCGGACGTGTTCAACGCATGGCGCGGATACATCAAGAGGGTTTAAGCGACAAGCCGAACCGCTTTAGTCGTGACGTGAAATACGATGCGCGCCCGTTGTTGGGGTTTAGTGCATCAGATAAGCACATCGTTGAGGAGGTCGTCACCGCATTCCTTAGCGAATGACTGTTGTCTGAGTCCTCATCCTACGGGCTCACATTGCCGCCGAACCCCCTCGGCGGCATCCTTTCTTGTATGAGCACACAATCCCAACTATCCGAAATCTCGCGCCTACTGCGCAATCTTATCCGCACCGGTGTCGTGTCCGAAGTCGATACCGATGGAGCTCTGTGCCGCGTCCAAACCGGCGAAATACAAACCGGTTGGATTAACTGGCTGGCGCGTCGCGCTGGCCGTTCGCGTGACTGGTGGGCTCCGTCGGTGGGGGAGCAGGTGTTATTGCTGGCTGTTGGCGGCGAGCTCGATACCGCCTTTGTCCTGACCGGCATTTACTGCGATGACTTTCCCGCCCCGTCGGCGTCTGCCGATGCTTGGCACGTCGAGTTTCCTGACGGCGCGGTTATCGAGTACGAACCCGATACCGGAGCGCTTAGTGTGAGCGGTATTAAAAGCGCGGATGTGACCGCCTCGGCGTCGGTGGTGGTGACTTGCCCGTCCGTCACCGTGACCGCCAGCGAAAAAATCACTCTCGATACCCCCGAAGTGATTTGTACCAACAAGCTGACTACCGGCTCTATCGAGGTGCAAAAAGGCGGCACGATGAGCGGAACCATCGAACACACTGGCAAATTCACCTCGAACGGCGTGCAGATAGATAAACATGGTCACGGTGGCGTCAAAGGCGGCGGCGAGTGGACGGAGGGAACGAAATGACGGCGCGCTATTCCGGCATGAGCCGAGACCACGGCCAGCAGCTCGATGACCTCGCGCATATTCGCCAAAGCGTGCGCGATATTCTTATCACGCCAATCGGCACGCGGGTCATGCGTCGTGAGTATGGTTCGCTCTTGTCTGCGCTGATTGACCAACCGCAAAACGCCGCGCTCAACCTACAAATTATGGCCGCCTGTTACATGGCGATTTTAAAGTGGGAGCCCCGCGTTAGGCTCACGGCCATCACGTTCGATAACCGGTTTAACGGCGAAATGTTTGTCGATATCACCGGCACGCTGACCGACACCGGCGGCACCTTCTCCCTTAACGTACCTGTGAGTTAATCCATGGCAACCATTGACCTGAGTCAGCTCCCCGCACCCGATGTGGTCGAGGTGCTGGACTACGAAAGTATTTTAGCCGAGCGCAAAGCGACGCTGTTGTCGCTGTGTGACGAGAGCCAGCGCGAGGCGGTAGCGCGTACCTTACAGCTCGAATCGGAGCCGCTCACCAAGTTACTCGAAGAAAGCGCCTACCGCGAGGTGATGTGGCGTCAACGGGTAAACGAAGCCGCTCGGGCGAACATGCTGGCTTATGCCACCGGCGGCGATCTGGATAACCTCGGCGCAAACTATAACGTTGAGCGTCTGGTTATTACGCCCGCCGATACCACCGCCATCCCCCCTCTGGCCGCCGTGCTGGAGTCCGACAACGATTTTCGGGTGCGTATTCAGCAAGCCTTTGAGGGCTTAAGCGTGGCCGGTTCAGTGGGCGCGTATCAATTCCATGGCCGCAGTGCTGACGGTCGAGTCGCTGACGTGTCGGTCATTAGTCCAACACCGGCGTGTGTGACGGTTTCGGTGCTTTCGCGTGAGGGGAACGGCGCGGCGAGCGAGGAGTTGATCCAGATAGTCAATCTCGCGCTGAACGCCGAAGACGTGCGCCCCGTTGCTGACCGCGTGACGGTGCAAAGTGCCGAGATTGTGCCGTATCAGATTGTGGCCGAGCTCTATCTCTATCCGGGGCCGGAAGTTGAGCCGGTACGCGAAGCCGCTGAGGCCAAGCTGAAAACCTACATCACCGCTCAGCACCGCCTCGGGCGTGATATTCGCAAATCTGCCATCTATGCCGCGCTGCATGTGGAAGGTGTGCAGCGCGTTGAGCTCGCGCAGCCGGTGGCCGATATCGTGCTCGATGAGACTCAGGCGTCCTATTGCTCTGATTATGCGATCACAATTGGGGGCGCGGATGAGTGATAACCGCCTGTTACCGGTTGGCTCCTCGCCGCTGGAGGTGGCCGCCGCGATTGCCTGCGCCGAGATAGAGCGAACCCCGATACCGCTGCGCCAGCTCTGGAACCCGAAAACCTGCCCGTTAAATTTGTTGCCCTATCTGGCGTGGGCGTTCTCGGTTGACCGCTGGGACGCTACATGGCCGGAAGAAACCAAGCGTGACGTGATTGCGGCGGCGTATTACATCCACAGTCGCAAAGGCACCATTAGCGCGGTGCGCCGCGTGGTTGAGCCGCTGGGCTACGTGATTAACGTCAATGAATGGTGGGAGACCAATGACCCGCCCGGCACCTTTCGGCTCGATATTGGCGTACTGGAAAGCGGCATCACTGAGGAAATGTATCATGAGATGGAGCGACTCATCGCAGATGCAAAGCCCGCCAGCCGCCACCTCATCGGACTCAATATTATTCAAGATATCGCCGGTTATGCCTACACCGGCGTCGCCCTGTACGACGGCGACATTATTACCGTTTACCCTGACCTAGAGAGCTAACCCGATGGCACAAAAATATAAGGCGGTACTGACCAAAATCGGCGCGGCCAAGATTGCCGCCGCCACCGCTGGCGGGACAAAAATCAACCTCACCCAAATGGCCGTCGGTGACGGCGGCGGCACCTTGCCCACGCCAGACCCGGCACAAACCAAGCTGATTGCCGAGAAGCACCGCGCCGCGCTCAATAAAGTGATCGTCGACCCGAAGCACAAAAACTATTTAGTGGCCGAGCTGGTTATCCCGCCGGAGATTGGCGGCTTTTGGATGCGTGAGCTGGGGCTCTATGACGAGGTCGGTGCGCTGATTGCGGTCAGTAATATGGCCGAGAGTTACAAGCCGCTGTTATCCGAAGGCTCAGGCCGTGCGCAGACCCTGCGCATGGTGGTGATTGTCAGCGATATGGACACGGTGAATTTGCTGATTGATAGCTCGACCGTGCTTGCTACACAGGAATACGTCGATGAGAAATTGCTGGAGCATGAGCAATCGCGCCGCCATCCTGACGCGACGCTCAAAGAAAAAGGTTTTACTCAACTGAGCAGCGTCACCAATAGCAACAGTGAGGCGTTGGCCGCTACGCCGAAAGCGGTGAAGGTGGTTTATGACTTAGCGAATGCCAAATATACCGCGCAAGATGCAACTACAACACAAAAAGGGATTGTTCAGCTTAACAGCGCCACCAATAGCACCAGTGAGGCGTTAGCCGCTACACCTAAAGCGGTTAAAACCGCGTTTGATAAGGCCTTAGCGGCTGACGAAAACGCCAAAATAGCCAATGACAATGCTAATACACGCTTAGAAAAGAATAAAAACCTGTCAGATGTTCCAGACAAAGGCAAAGCGAGAGCCAGCCTAGAGCTGGTTAAGCAAACATCACCAACAGATACCACCAGTGGGGCTTTACTTCTCAATGGTGGCTGGGGAGTTGGTGGCTATACGATTAAGAGTGAAATCGGTCTTACTGGATTCTTTTCTCTGGGAGCTGGGTCGAGTGAGAATCCAGATGGGAATGGTTTTGCGCATATAAATATGGCTGTTTCTGGCTTTTATGCGACGAGACTGGCTGTTAGTTATGCGGGCGCTGTCCCTGCTGCATTTCTTCAAACTATTAACGGCGACACCAAAAATGCATGGATGCCTCTGCTCACCTCAGACAACGGACTGGTTAAAGCAAGCAACTTAAGTGATGTTCCCAACAAAGAAACGGCGAGAAACAATCTTCAGTTGGGAGATTCTGCAACCAAGAATGTTGGCACCATTAAAAATACAGTAGCAGCAGGGGACGATAATCGCATTGTCGGTGCGATGCAAAAAACAAATAATCTTGCTGATTTGGAAAATAAGGCAACATCCCGAAGTAATCTAGGTCTAGGAACGGCGGCAACAAAAAATGTGGGAACCGGTGCCGGAAATGTCATGGAAGTTGGTACCCGTGGATGGGCTGCATTAGCACCGAATGGCGCTACTGATACTGTCACCTCAGTCTATTGGGGGGCGGCTGGTTCTGCGTTTAACCCTGATTCAAATGTAGGGTATGCCCACCTCAATATCGCTGTATCCGGCACATACCGAGTAAGAATGGCTATTCAATACTCGGAAGGAAAAGCTAAGGTATATGTGCAGAATATCGGCACCAATTACGGGGAGTGGGTTCAATTTTATACTACGGCAAATAAACCTACCGCCGCAGATACCGGGGCGCAATCGGATACACGAATGGGCGCGGAGGTCGAGGTTGGCAGTGCATCATTCACAACATCAGGCAATGGTCGCTACGCGCGTGCGCCAGCGGGTCATGCATTAACAGGAATGGTGGACTACAACAATGTTAAGACGTGGCTGGAAGATATTGATGCTGTTCTTGCTAGGCCAATACAAAAACAAATCAATGGAACATGGTATACGGTGAGCCAGTTATGATTTATTCAAACTTTAAGCAATATAAACCCACTGACGCGAATGGCCGACTTCTGGCTGACTCAGGTGATGTCATTTTTATCCGTGATGATTCAGAGAATGATTGGTATGAACTTCTTGAAACATTTCCGGCGTCAGCATGGAAATTGCGCATTGACGCTAACAATGCGGTCAGAGGGTTTACCAAAGATGCATCATCACTGTTTCCAGATGAATGTAGTGTGGCCGTTGTTGATAGTATACCAGAGGGACTAGATACCTCTGGCCGTTGGGTATGGGAGGGTGATTCAGTTGTTGAGCGAGCACCAACAAAAGATGAGCTAATTGCATTAGCCAATAGGCAAAAAGATGCGTTAATGGTCGTAGCAACAGCCGCGATAGCACCTTTGCAGGACGCTGTTGATTTAGGTATTGCAACAGATGAGGGATTAGCCCAGCTCAAGGCATGGAAAACTTACCGCGTGTTACTCAGCCGAACCGATATCGCGCGCGCCCCTGATATTGACTGGCCGCCACTCCCCGCCTGATAAATCCCGTGATTTCTCGCCCTCATTTGAGGGCTTTTTTTTGCCTGTTGTTTCACCGTCGCCACAAGCTCTATTCCTAGTGAGTTCATCGTCTAAACAACACAATAGCCTTGCAACTTTCTCACGGAGTCAAACACGATGCCCGATTTTAAACATGGCGTGCAGGTGCTCGAAATTAACGACGGCACCCGCGTCATTTCCACCGTTTCAACCGCCATTATTGGCATGATCTGCACCGCGTCGGATGCAGATGAAAAAATGTTCCCGCTCAATGTGCCGGTGCTGATTACCGACGTGGTGGCCGCTGCCGGTAAAGCGGGGACTAAAGGCACCTTAGCCGCCGCGCTGGCGGCCATTGGCGACCAGTGTAAACCCGTTACCGTCGTGGTGCGCGTGGCCGAGGGCGAAGGTGATGACGAAGAAGCGATCCAAGCGGCGACCATTTCCAACATCATCGGCGGCGCGGATGAGAACGGCCAATACACCGGCCTAAAAGCGTTACTCACCGCGAAAGCCGTCACCGGCGTTAAACCGCGCATTTTAGGCGTGCCGGGTCTCGATACTAAAGAGGTGGCCGTCGCACTGGCGTCAATCTGCCAGCAGCTGCGCGCCTTTGGCTATATCAGCGCGTGGGGCTGCAAAACCCTGTCGGATGCGATTAAGTACCGCGACAATTTCAGCCAGCGCGAGCTGATGCTGATTTGGCCGGACTTCTTGGCATGGGATACCACCGCCAACGCCAGCGATACGGCATGGGCGACGGCGCGCGCATTAGGTCTGCGCGCCAAGATTGACCAAGAGACCGGCTGGCACAAAACCCTGTCTAACGTCGGGGTGAACGGTGTTACGGGGATTAGTGCCTCGGTATTTTGGGATTTACAGGCACCGGGAACCGATGCCGACTTACTCAACGAAGCCGGTGTTACCACGCTGGTGCGCTCCGATGGTTTCCGCTTTTGGGGCAACCGTACCTGTTCAGACGATCCGCTTTTTCTGTTCGAGAACTACACCCGAACCGCGCAAGTGTTGGCCGATACCATGGCTGAGGCGCACATGTGGGCGGTTGATAAGCCAATGACTGATGCGCTTATCCGCGACATTGTCGAGGGGATTAAAGCCAAGTTCCGCGAACTGAAATCCAGCGGTTACATCATCGATGCGGATTGTTGGTATGACGAGAGCGCCAACGATAAAGAGAGCCTAAAAGCGGGCAAACTCTACATCGATTACGACTATACGCCGGTGCCACCGCTGGAAAACCTCACCTTACGCCAACGCATCACCGATAAATATCTGGTGAGAACGGGCTCAACCGCCAACAGCTAAGGACTACCCGCTATGGCTTTACCGCGCAAATTGAAATACCTCAACCTGTTTAACGACGGCTTGAGCTACATGGGCGTCGTCAACTCGGTGACGCTGCCCAAACTAACCCGCAAGCTGGAGAACTATCGCGGCGGCGGGATGAACGGATCGGCAGCGGTAGATTTAGGTCTCGATGACGACGCGCTGGCCGTGGAGTGGACTATCGGCGGTTTCCCTGATGATGACCTCTGGAGTCAGTACGCCGTGCCGGGTGCCTCTGATGTGCCACTGCGCTTTTCAGGTTCTTACCAGCGCGATGACACCGGCGATATTAGCGGTGTGGAAATCGTGTTACGTGGTCGCCACAAAGAAATCGACGGCGGTGACAACAAACAAGGCGAGAACACCGAGACCAAAATCTCGACCCAATGCACCTACTACAAATTGATTGTGGACGGCAAAGAGCTCATCGAGATTGACGTCGTCAACATGATTGAGAAGGTCAACGGCGTTGACCGCTTAGCGCAGCACCGTAAAAACATCGGTCTGTAATCTGATGGCCGGTCAGGTGCAACACTGGCCGGTTAACCCCCCCCTTTTTTAAGAGAACGATTATGAAAGATAAAAACATCACTGAGCACGTCACCCCTGAAAATGACAATCTGGTGACGCTGGAAAATCCGATTAAGCGTGGCGATATGCTTATCGAGCAGGTGACTCTCATCAAACCCAATGCGGGAACCCTGCGCGGCGTGAGTCTAGCCGCGGTGGCAAATTCCGACGTTGATGCGCTGATTAAGGTACTGCCGCGCATGACCTACCCGCCATTATTAGAGAGCGACGTGGTCAAGTTAGAGCTGCCCGATATGATTGCGCTCGCCGGTAAGGTGATCGGTTTTTTGTCGCCGAATTCGGCTCAATAGACTTTCCCGCCGATTTATCGGTCGATGACCTGATGGCGGATATTGCAGTGATATTTCACTGGCCGCCCTCAGAACTTAACCCCATGAGCCTGACCGAGCTCGCCCTCTGGCGCGACAAAGCGCTACAACGAAGCGGAAACACTGATGAGCAATAATCTCAAATTGCAGGTGCTTCTCAACGCCGTCGACCGAGCCAGCCGCCCGTTTAAAGCGATCCAGACAGAGAGCAAATCTCTGTCTGGCAGTATTCGCGACACGCAGAAAACCCTCAAAGAGCTGAACACCCAAGCGGGACGCGTTGAGGGCTTTCGCAAAACGAGCGGCCAGCTCGCCGTCACCGGCCAAGCGTTGAAGAAAGCCAAGCAAGAAGCCGCCGAGCTGGCTATCCAATTTAAAGCCACCGAAAAGCCAACACGCGCACAGGCGCAGGTGATGGAGTCAGCCAAGCGCGCCGCCTCTGAGCTCCAGCTAAAATACAATGGCCTACGCCAATCCGTGCAGCGTCAGCGCCAAGAACTACAGCAAGCGGGTATCAATACGCGCACGTTATCCAACGATGAGCGCCGCTTAAAAGCCTCGGTCAATGAAGCGACCGCCAGCCTCAATCGCCAGCGCGAAGCCCTCGCACGTAACAGCCAGCAACAAGCCAAGCTCAGCCGGATTAATCAGCGCTATCAGAGCGGTAAAGCGCTCGCCGGGAATCTGGCGGGAGCCGGTGCCGCTGGTGTGGGTATGGCGACGGCGGGCATTGTGGCCGGTGCTGCCGTATTAAAGCCCGGTTATGACTTTGCACAGAAAAACTCGGAGTTACAGGCCGTACTCGGTCTAGATAAATCGAGCGCGGATATGTTGGCGCTACGGGGTCAGGCGCGCCAGCTCGGCGACACTACTGCCGCCTCAGCCGATGACGCTGCTGCCGCGCAAATCATTATCGCTAAGTCAGGCGCTGATAAAGAAGGTATCCTCGCCGCGACGCCCGTCACGCTTAATCTATCCTTAGCAAACAAAAAAACCATGGAAGAAAATGCCGCGCTATTAATGAGCACGAAATCTTCTATGGGGTTACAAAACAAAGATGTGGCACACATTGGTGATGTCATTTCAGCAGTGATGAATAAGTCTCAAGCTAAGTTTGAGGATCTAAGTGTTGCATTGCCATACATTGCACCACATTCGAAGAATGCAGGTATTAGCATCGAAGAGACGGGCGCAATGGTGGCGGCATTGGCTGATGATGGGCTGGATGGCTCAAAATCTGGCACCGGAGGCCGCGCAGTTATAACCCGTTTACAGGCACCAACCGGTAAAGCGCGTGAGGCAATCGACGAGCTTGGAGTCAGAACCTCCGACAGCAAAGGTAATATGCGCCCGCTGTTTACCATCCTCAAAGAGATGCAAAAAAGCTTTGTTAAAAACAAACTAGGTAACTCACAGCGCGCCGAATATATGAAAGTGATATTCGGCGAGGAAGCTGGGGCGTCGGCGGCTTCATTAATGACGGCGGCCGCCTCTGGAAAACTTGATAAGCTGACAAAAATATTCAAAGAGTCTGATGGTAAAACCGCTGAATTAGTTGCCATTATGCAGGACAACCTCGGCGGGGATTTTAAAGAATTTCAGTCAGCCTATGAGGCTGTGGGTATCGACCTCTTTGACCAGCAAGAGAGCTCTTTACGTCAGCTCACCCAAACCGCTACGAAATACGTGCTTAAGCTCGACCAGTGGATACAGAAAAATAAAGGGCTATCCCAAACCATTCTAAAAATTGCCGGTGGTGCGGTCGCTATCATTGGCGTCCTTGGTGCGATTGGTCTGGTGGCGTGGCCGGTGGTGATGGGGATTAATGCGATCATTGCCGGAGCCAGTTTGCTCGGCACTGTCTTTGCCGCCGTCGGTAGCGGTATTTTAACGGTGCTCGGGGCGCTGACGTGGCCGATTGTCGGTATTGCAGCGGCTATTGTCGCCGGTGCTCTGCTTATCCGTAAATATTGGGAGCCTATCAGCGCCTTTTTTAGTGGCGTAGTGGAAGGGCTCAAGGCTGCGTTTGCGCCGGTGTCTGAGATGTTTGCGCCGTTAATGCCGGTGTTTGATTTGTTGGGGCAAAAACTCCAAGCCGCTTGGAAATGGTTCGGGGATTTGATTGCGCCGGTGACATCGACGAAAGAAAGCCTCGACAGCTGCAAAAATGCCGGTGTTGAATTTGGTCAGGCGCTGGCGAGAGTACTGACGGCACCGCTCAATCTATTTAACGCGATAGGCAGCAAGGTCGATTGGTTGTTAGAAAAAATGGGCTTAATGAAAAAAGAGTCTGCCGATATCGATGCCAATGCTAGCAAGGTTAATCAGTACGCCACCGGCGCGAACGGTCGAGGCTACTCACCCTCGGGCGGGATTCTCACCGGCGGCTATGCCCCGGTAAAAACGGGTGGCGCAAGTTATACCGACCAAAGCCAACACGCCTACCAGCTTGATATAAATATTCCTCCTGGCCAAAACGTGGAAGATGTTAAACGAGCTATCCGCGAAACCCTCGAAGAACGCGATCGCAGCCGTCGAGCAGCTGGTCGTTCTCGCATGAATACTGATTAAGGAGCCTTCACTATGATGTTAACGCTCGGGCTGTTTGTCTTTCAGTTACAGACATTGCCCTACCAATCATTACAGCAAAGTCTCGATTATCGCTGGCCGTCAAACAGCCGTGTAGGGCAGCGCCCCACTTATCAGTTTTTAGGTGCTGGCGAGGATAAGGTTACTTTGTCGGGCGTGTTACTGCCTGAAATCACCGGCGGCGCGCTGTCTATGCTCACGCTTAAAACGATGGCCGAGCAGGGTAAAGCATGGCCGCTGATTGGTGGCGATGGGGCAATCTATGGCATGTACGTTGTCGCTAGCATGACGCAGACACAAAGCGTATTTTTTGCTGACGGCAGTGCTCGCAGGATTGAATTTAGCATGACCCTAACCCGCGTTGATGAATCGCTCGGGGCGATGTTCGGAGACCTGCAACAACAGGCTAATGACTTAGCCGGTCAGGCGGGAGAGATGGCACAGAAAGCGCAGGATATGACCGGAGGGTTATTTTCATGATCACCAGTATGCCTATCGCCGCCGGTGCCGATATTACGCCCGCGTTTATGCTCACCCTCGGCGGGGATGATATTACCGACAACCTCAGTCATCGCCTGTTGTCACTGACGATGACCGATAATCGCGGCTTTGAGGCTGACCAGCTTGATATCGAGCTCGATGACGGCGACGGGCAACTCGCTATGCCCGCTCGCGGCGCGGTGCTGTCGTTGTTTCTCGGCTGGAAAGGTTCGGCGCTAATTGGTAAAGGTCAGTTTACCGTTGATGAAATCGAGCATCGAGGCGCGCCGGACACGCTGACCATTCGCGCCCGTAGCGCTGATTTCCGCGGGTCACTTAATTCCCGCCGTGAGGTGTCTTACCACGACACCACCCTCGGCGCAGTAGTGAAACAAATAGCCGAGCGCAACCAGCTCGATGCGGTGCTGGCGAAAGGCTTTGCTGAAATTGCGATCCCTCACATCGACCAGTCTCAGGAGAGCGATATTAAATTTCTCACCCGACTGGCCGAGCGCAACGGTGCTGAGGTATCGGTCAAAGCGGGCAAGCTGTTATTTCTCAAAGCGGGGAACGGCGTGACGGCCAGCGGCAAACCTATCCCGATGATGACTATTGAACGCAGCGACGGCGACCGGCACCAATTTGCGATCGCCGACCGCAATGCTTACACCGGCGTGACGGCGAGCTGGTTACACACAAAAGACCCGAAGCCGAAAAAGCAAAAGTTAAAGCTACAGCGCAAGACTAAGCCTAAACATATGCGCGCCTTACAGCATCCCAAAGCGAAGCCTGCGAAAAAGACAACCACCAAGGCGACCAAGCCACAGGAAGAAAAACAGGGCGAGTATCTGGCCGGTGAGTCCGATAACGTGCTGGCGATAACGACAATCTACTCGACCAAAGCGCAAGCAATGCGAGCCGCACAATCCAAGTGGGACAAAATTCAACGCGGCGTGGCTGAGTTCTCTATCAATCTCGCCATGGGACGCGCTGATTTATATCCAGAAACGCCGGTCACGGTGAAAGGGTTTAAGGCCGTCATAGACCAACAGGCATGGACGATCACTAAAGTGACCCACACCCTCGGCGATGGCGGCTACACGACGGCGCTAGAGCTTGAGGTTAAGCTGTCTAACGTTGAGTATGAGGAAGAAAAACAAGATGAATAAACATACATAATCCATTGTTTTAAAAGGATAAAACACCTAAAATTACCGTATCAAATCTAGCCATTGAGGTGATTAAAATGTTTCATTGTCCACTCTGCAAAAATGCCGCCCATGCCCGTTCTAGCCGCTATATCACCGACAACACAAAAGAGCGTTATCATCAGTGCCAGAACATAAATTGCGGTCATACGTTTAAGACAATGGAAACATTCGAGAGCTCGATCATGCTGCCGGGAACGGTCATCCCAGCGATGCCACACCCGGAGCGAAACGGACAACAAACCCTCTGGATGTAA